GTCGAAGGGCAGTCGCTATTTAGATCACGTGTAATGTGAACGTCAATACGACGTTAAACGTTCCATTTGACTCTATCTAGAAGAAGAATCCAAAAGAGGTTTTTCTTTTCTATAATTTAAAGTTTATAGAACTTTGGATCTATAAGAAAGACCAATCTCCTCTGGCTATGTAGACCGACGAATGTACTAAAGTAGAATACTTTAGCAACACCTCGTGTACTATATAGATCATTCTTTAGCGAGTTAAACTCTCTTTCAGGTCACAGGTTAATTACCAATAGAGACACTGTGTCTTCTACAGTAGAAGGCATATACCACTAAGGTAACCACATTAACAAGATCTTTGGTTCTAAGATATGGCACAGCCATCATCATAGAATTCATTGCAATAAGTTTTTCATTAGCATCAGAGAAGCTTAAGAAAATCTTACTGTAATCTGCCAAAGGTGAGTAGTCAGTAGACTCCTCTAATGTGTCAAGACCTTTATAAAGATCCGAACTTTTTTCATAGTTGGTAAATCTTTCCATAACAGAAAGAATATCATCTAATGAATCAAATTGGAAATTTGAAAGGTCATTGTTAACCGGGTCTCGTTCCTCAGGACTTCCAAGATATTGGAAAGGATCAAAAGGAATGGTTTCCATTTTTCTCATATCAGATTCTCTCTTATCAAGAGAACTGATTGCTTGAGAAACAGCTTTTGCACCAGCCATGTTAGTAAACATGTCTTTTGCATCATCAAAGCTGTGGAACATAAGAGTGATAAGTTTATTTCTGAACTGAGTAAGTTCATTACTAAACATAGCTCTATTATGTACTTTAGAGAATATTTGGGATTCAATAAACTTGAATGTTCCAATATCCAATAAAGATCCATCTCCTATCGGTCTTCCATCCATCTTAGTTCTCAACACTCCTCTCTTCTGTTGTAAAGCTCTTAAAAGATCTTTAAAAACAGTAGAAAGAACAGAAGTGAACTCGAGGATGTTCTGACTCACGAGACTCTCTGGGAAAACGGATCTATTAGGTGAGTTATAAGAAGTCAATCCATTTTGGATTCTACTTATAACACCTTCTAGGATTCGCGTTAATCTACCTGAGTAGCTGTATTTACCAGCTATGGGTGTCTTATTCATTTTCCGTAATAAGAAAAGGAAGAAGAACACATCATAGATGGATACCTGATGTGCTTGGTATGCTCGGAAGAACATCGCCAAGTACATATAACCAGATCTTAATACAGGATCTTCACCGTAGAACTTTGTTGTGATTAGAACTGCTCTCTGTAGAGGTAAGACTTTTCTTCTAGAAAGTCTATCTACAATAGCAATTCTTTGGGCAAAAGGAGCCGATGACAGAATATCTTTAAAAGATACTGCTGATACATCCTTCCCTAAATGAGAAGTTCGTTTAGCTAATTCAAGTGTTTTACCTGAAATAGAAATAACGGATTTTTTCTCATTAATAGGAACTCCTAATTTGTCCATCACAATCAAGTATTGTGCGGCTAAGTCCCTGTCGAAGATAGCTACATCATCTCCTAAAATTTCATAGGCAATACACCACCCAAGTTCATTAGATAACTTAAATCTATGATCTGGATGTAATTTGGTTGCACAGTATTGTACAATCAAATGATGTGTAAGACCTAGCATATTGAAGGAGGATAACGCTCCCATGGGTTGACCAGTTGAGTACCAGAAGTCTTTCCCCAACTGAGTTTTATCTTTCTTGAAGATAAAACTATTCAGGTTGTTATCGGGTAACTGATAAGGCCGGTTAACGAGGATGGCTTTCCATAAAAGAGCAATTTTAGTTCCAAATAAAGAAGCTAGAATTGATCTTTGAATCAAGATAGGTAGTCTATCTGTTGCAGCCGAAAGGTCATAACAGTAGGCACCACCATATGATTGAGCTTTTATAACAGCTCGATCAACCATGGCCTCTTGATTGAAAGTCCCATCGTTAGGTAAAGCTTTAAGTATTTTTGATAGGACCTGATGTAATGGTCTCAGAAGATTCTGAGTTATTATATCAACCATCGCGAATACTCTAACTTTTCCGGCTGGTTCAATTTTACAACTTAGCATACCTAAGGAAATTCTCACGTCCCGATCCAGTTGTTGCTGTCTCATATTACAATGAACAGGCACTTCTTGATATTCATCAGGAATTGCATCATTAGGATAATATGATTTCACAAATCTTTCTGTGTAAAAGGAAACAAGTTTCCCTATAGCAAAAAGATTAGTGATGATAGAAACACCAGGATTCTGAGTCGCTTTGGAATATTCTAAAATGTATCTAAACATTTTAGGATATTTGTTTATCATAACCATCAAGGTTGCGAAAACAGTTTTCCATGAGACTTTTCCTACAGGTGATGCGGTTTCAAAATTAAACCAATCAGTTACGTTAAGGTCTTTTAACCCGAAAGGATTAAAAGGTCTCAACAACTTAGAAGAATTCTTGAAAAAGAATAGTCTAAGTTCCTTAACAAAACTGGCATCAAATGAGGGAGGGCTAGTTATCGTAGATAGCTTTGGAATACTAGGTGCCTGAAGTATTCTATATAAAGAATACAGAGTAAGATAGAATCTTATGACTCTTTCTGAACCTCTTTTTATCGCGATTCTATCCCGTTGAGGAATAAATCTCGGTAAACCTGCCCTAGTAAGAACTGGGAAGATGAAGTTAGAATCAAGCTCTCTTAGTGATCCAAGAGGCTGTCCAGAGATGGCCCTTGAGATAGCTAACTGGCTAAGTTTCATGTAAGTCACTAGATAAGTAGAACCTCTATGGTTTCTAACTTTTCTAATGTACTGAATGAATCTATAAGTCAGCCACATTTTACCAGAGACGTCTTTTAACTGTCTAGCTAAGGATAGTGGAATCACTATTCTTAAAAAGAATTTTAAAAGACCCAACTGTACTTTGTTGGTTAGAGAGATCATTTTTATCTCATCCCAGTTCGACTTCAAGCTATTTAAAAGAATACTTCTTTTGGATAAAACTCTACCGAATCCTTTTTGTAAAAGGGGGTTAGTTTTATCAGATGTGTTTGACGACTTAAGATCGAAAGATCTTAAACTCTCTACATCTTTTGGATTATTAGGGTTAAATAACACTAATATATCCGTTCCTGATCGAACCCATGTTTTCATGTTGTCACGATAGTCTTTTGGAGTCAAATAAAGTAGACTCTGAGGATCTAAAGGATCAACAAGAACATAGTTATGTTCGGCCAGGCCTCTGTCAATAAATTGATACAGAGGGTGGGAAGTTTTGTCATACCGCATCGTTTCAAAAGAGTTTTTCTTTACGAAAAATTAGCTTTTCCGTTGGTGGAGCCTAGTATGGTCCCTTAGTAGGGAGCGCTATAACTCAACCGGTACCAGGAGAAATAAGAACTGAGCTGTACGGGTTTAAATCCGTCCTCCAGACCTTAAGTCTCTAAGTATGAGGCCACTAAGATTCATTGAAAATTAGTGTGCTACCCCTCTTCCTTTCGGAAGAACTCATCGGTATCAGGGTTATGATGCATTAGGTTCGAAACCTTAACATCATGGTTCCAACACGGATAAGATTTTCCTTCCTGGGTCCGGCTCTCATCGTATACTCCTTAGTATACAGGACACGTCTGTCTAACTTAGTTCAAAAAAGAACTCAGAGGTTAGTTAAAGTTATGTTAAGTCTGAAATAAGATTTTTCGAACCTTATTAAGCTGCGTGCTGTTTAGCAGCATTTCAGTTTAAAATAACCTGACAGATGGTGCCTGAAAGGCTGTATCATCCGAGAGCGGCTTGCCGGGAAGGCAAACGCTGGTAACAAAAAGCAAGGTGACTTGCACCCTAGGAATAGGAGGTATTACCCATCTCATTTTCTGATGAGAGGAATAATTCTCACTACACCCGACGCTTTATGCGAACTCGGCGCCGAGAATGACTACTATGAAAGTAGCTAGTCCCGTTTTGTGTGATCCAGAACGGATCACGCGTTGTCACATAGACCCTTCAACAGGGCGGGGGTGGCAACAAACAATGGAATAAATTGTAAGATCCAAAAATCTTACACTGAGGACGAAACCTGTTAG